GAAATTGAAAAAATTAGACTAATAAGGTCAGGCAAAATAAAAGAAGGTTTAAGGTTAGGAATGCCACAAATAGACGAACACTTCAGATTTAAATACGGTAACTTTAATGTTATCTTAGGACACGCTAATGTAGGTAAAACCACAACAGTCTTGTATCTTATGTTGCTGTACAGTCTAAAGCACAAAGTAAAGTGGTTAGTATTTAGTAGTGAGAACGAACCGTACACTATAATACGTAAGTTGTTGGAGTTTATGGTAGGTAAGCCTATTAATAAAATGAATGAAGACGAACTTAAGAAAAATCAGGATTGGATATACCAACACTTTAAGTTTATCGACAACAATCTGTTGTACACTTATAAGGACTTGTTAAGGTTAGCAGAGTCAGTAATGAAACAATGGAAGTTTGATGGCTTTATGATTGACCCTTATAACAGTCTTATAAAAGACAAGGATGATCTTAAAAATATTAATTCACACGAGTACGACTATCTAGTATGTAGTCACTTCAGAACCTTTTGTAGAAATCACAAATGTGCAATATGGCTGAACACTCACGCTAGTACAGAAGCACTAAGAAAGAAACACGGAATGAATCACTATTATGCAGAACACCCTATACCACCAATGGCTAGTGATGTAGAAGGTGGCGGCAAGTTTGTCAATAGGGCAGATGACTTTATGGTGATACACCGTTACACGCAGCATCCTACAGAATGGATGTATTCCCACCTACACGTTCGCAAGGTAAAAGATGTGGACACTGGTGGTAGACCAACACCGCTAGACGAACCTATAAAGCTATGTAGTATTCGTAACAATGTTGGTTTTGAGATAGGAGATGAAAATCCTATTGCTACAAAAGAAGATTTTAGTATTAAAGAATTACCGTTTTGATGTATAATCATATTCAGTTTGTTTTATTGCAGGGATTATCTATAGGGTTTTTGTATTACGATACTTTGCAGGAAAAGGATTATGACTTAGATGACTATCCAATTGACTATGAAGAAAAGTATCAATTTATGTTTTTATTTTTTGGTGTAATTATAACTAGGTGGTACGAAGAGTCTTAGAAATAATATATGAAAGGCACGATGAGTGGGTGTATTTAGTACAAGCTTTTGGATGCAATAAAGATACAGCAGAAGACATTACACAAGAAATGTATTTACGTATGCACAAAGTTGTATCAAAAGGAAGGGACGTTATGTATAACGAAACAGAAGTAAATGCTTATTATGTCTTAAAAACGTTAAAGTCAATATTTATTGATATGAAACGTAAAGAAGCAACAAAAGGAACTAATGTATCTTGGGATGAAGCAGGTTATCAGATCCAGATGGAAGACACAGTAGAGTATGAGGCTAAGTATGAAATTATTAAAGAAGAATTAAATAAGTTGTATTGGTTTGACAGTAAGGTATTTGAATTAATAAATGCAGGAGAAAATGTAAGTCAGTTGTCCCGTAAGACAACGATACCTTACTACACTTTGTACAACACGTATAAAAAAGTGTATAATCATTTAAAAGAATTGTTATGAAAATAGGAGATTTATTAGAAGTGGTGTTTCGTAAAACAGGGATCAAATGGCTAGTCAATAAAATTGCTGTAGATTTGCTAGGTTATGAATCGTGTGGATGCGAAAAAAGACAAGCCAAAATGAATGATTGGCAAATCGACTGGGAAGAACGTTGGTTAAAAAAATAATATTATGGAAATACAAATGACAGAAACCGAACATACAAGGTTTCAACAAATCAAGGAAAACAACGATTTAGGACACGAATCAGCTAAGTTTATCGCAGAGTTACACTCTAAGTATTACAATCATCAGTATTATGTACCCTGTAGTTGTAGTTCATCGACTTGGAAACAGTGGATTGCACAATTAAACGACATATGGGACAATGGATATAAAGTTAGTACATAAATTTGAGCAAACAGTAGTAGGACTTCTTAACGCTTTAGATGGTTGGGAGTTAAATTGGACAGGTGAAGACTATTCACATTGTGATGCAGTAGGATTAACACCTAAAGGCAGGACTTGTGCTATAGAAATGAAGTTCCGTAAAAAGTATTATGATACTAAAATGTTGGAACAGTACAAGTATGATAAGTTAATGGAAATGGAACAGGAAGTAAAGTTGTATTTCGTTAATGACTCAAAAGGTAACTATTTGTTTTGGTTGAACGATATTGTAATGCCGACCCCACAGGATATGTGGTGTCCCGATACTACTTTGTGGACTTCACGTAAAACAAAAAAACCTTGTTACTTGTTAAAAGAAGAACAGGCAGCTATAGTAAATATAGTGTAATAAATTTGTATATCTTATTAACATTTGTTAATTTAGTATAAGTTTAATTTAAAAATAACACAGATGATGAAATTTAAACGCTATCAGCAAAACTTAACCAAAAATGGTAACGAAATTTGGAGTTACACAACACACGTAGCTACAATCAAAGGGAACAAGTTGATCCAACACGGATGGTGGTCGGTCACTACACAAAGGCATATTAATTATGCAGCAACACAGTTAGGACTCGATTTAGACAGAAACGGGTACTAATGGAAAAGGATAGTCACGGACAATCTGTATACAGAGCAAAGACTAGAACAGTGCAAGAACTTACGTACCTTAAAAACTTTCAAGTAATCAGTGAACAGCTTATCGAATGGAAGAAAGCAAAGCCTGACAATAATGTTCTCAAGGTACTAGGTCAAGCATTAGCAGAGATAGGTATTTATGTAGCTAGTATACAGATGGAGCAAGATTCGTACGAAAGAATAGTATCTCAGTACAGAAAGGATAAGTTAAAGTATCAACAAGAAGCCTTACAGGCAGTAACTAAATTATCACAATATGAAGAAAAATATTTCGAAGACACCTCCAATAGTGTACATTAATCAATGTCACACTGTAATGCCTAACAATGACGAAAGTCAAGAAATACACGTAGTAGCTAATAGATTTGTAAACGGTGAAGATATTACACTTGTATTCACTCCCGAAGATTGGTTGGATACATTTACCCCAACTATGTACGAACACGTTAAGGAAAATTACATTAAATATTTAAAAAACAAGAAATGAAACGCAATATGAAAAGAATATTAAAAAAAAAGCAAGACAACTATTGGACTTATGGTAAGTACTCGTTGATACGTGTACCGCACAGCATTAAGATATACCACGAAAATGGTTACTCAGTAGGTACGTACCACACACTCAAGGATGCATTGGAGCATATAGATTACGACTTAAAGCATTAGTATGGAAGAGATAACGTGTTTAGATGGTGTAACTTGGCAAAAGAATGAGTTACTAAAACGGTTAGAAGAAGACGAGTTCTATTATGGTTATGGTGGTAAGTATATGTTAAGTAAGTCAAGTCTTAGTGATCTATTAAAAAGTCCAAAGTCGTATGTATACAAAAGAAATTCTAATCAATCTGCTTTGTTACTAGGACGTATGTTTCACCAAGCAATACTAGAACCTGAAAAATACGAAGACTTGTATTTGTTTCCACCTGCAGTAGACAAAAGGACAAAGTTGTATAAAGAACTAGTAAAAACTCACCCATACAAGACTATCGTAAAACCTGACCACAAAGATAAGATAGATAAATGGACTATGGCTTACACTAGAAACAAAACGGCAGTAGATAGGTTACGTGGTGCTAAGGTGGAAGTTGCTGAATGTGGTTATATAGAAGGTTTACCTTTCAGGGCAAAGGCAGATGTAATAACAAGAAATGGAACTCTTATAGATCTAAAGACTTGTCAAAACCTAAAAGGATTTAAAAGGGATGCTTACGGTTACAATTATGACTTGCAGGTATATGTGTACTGTCAGATGTTTAATAAAACATACAAGCAGTTCGAGTTCATAGCTATAGATAAAGTGTCACTAGATATAGGATTCTATAAATGTAGTAAAGAGTTTTACGAATCAGGTAAGGCAAAGTTCGATTATGTTATAGACTTTTACAAAAAGTATATACACGGAAAAGACAAGGATGAAGTTACTGAATTTATTTACGATTATTATTACGAAGACGAATTATGACAAATAACACAAGGACACAGTTGTGGGCAAGACAGATAAAAAAAGAAACAGGTATCGATGTATATAAAAATACAAGGGCGAGAGAAGTAGTAGAGTTTCGCAGTTTAATATTTTATTTAATGAACAAAAGGTTAAAAATGACACTAAGTGAAATAGCTAGACATTTTAGACAAAATTGCAGACCATCATTTAACCACGCTACAGTATTACATAGTATAAATATGTTTGACTTATATCGTAAATACAATGAAGAGTTAAACAGGTTAGGTGCAACCTTAGCTATAGACGTTAATAAGGAAATAGAAAAAAAAAGAACTAACGTTATAAATCAAGTTGAATTTATAAAAGGGATGTATTTAGATTACCTAGAAAACATAGTACAGAAAATGTATAACAACACAATAGAAGATGAAAAAAATACTGATAGTATCTCCGCACATTGACGATGAAATTTTAGGTTGTGGTGGCTTAATGGCAAAAGATGATGTAGTAGCAGATATAGTTAATGTTACCTACACTGAAGAAAGACTAAATGAGCAAGATGAAATGTTAGAAAGGTTAGGCAAAATAAAAACAACTGGTCGTTATAATCTGTTAAAAAAATTTGATGGATTGTTAGACACAACAGCTAGATTAGATCTTACTACAGCACTAGACAATATAATAGGAAATAAAACTTACGATGCAATGTATATACCTTATCGCAGTCACCACCAAGATCACCAATTTGTATACGACTCTTGTATGGCAGCTATTAGGTTAAAGCAGAGTAGACCTGTACCCTTAGTAGCATTGTATGAATATCCTTTTGTACAGTCAGACGTACCCAGTACAGGTGCTTGGTATCTAAACATAGAAGACACCATAGACAAAAAGGTACACGCATTTGAAGCAAATAAATCACAGGTTAAAAAAAGCCCTAGTCCTCTTAATGAAAATGGGATCAGAACACTCGCACGTATGAGAGGAATGGAATGTGGGTTAGAATATGCAGAGAAGTATTACTTAATAAGATGTATAAGCGATGGTCATAGCAGCACACCAGCCTGAATTTTTACCGTATGCAGGGTTTTGGCATAAAATGTTACAAGCAGATGTGTTTGTAATACTTGACCACGTAGACTACAAAAAAAATAGTTTTCAAAACCGTAACAGAATATTGCAGAATGGTAAAGAAATGTATGTTACAGTACCTGTCCAAAAAAAATCCTTAGTACCTATCAAGTACAAAGGGATCAACAATTCATTAGAATGGCGTACTAAATTTATAAAAACAATTGAACAGTCGTACGGAAAAACAAAGTACGCACACCTTATGTATACTATGTTTCACTTAATCAACAACAACACAGAAAGTCTTTTAGATTTAAATGTAGGTTTAATTAATTGGGTAATGGCATTGTTGGGTATAGACACAGAACTAGTGTTTAGCAGTGAGTTAGATTTACAGGAAAGTAAAACTGATATGTTAGTAGAAATGGTGGATAAGTTACAAGGGACTACCTATTTGTCAGGAATCGGTGGTAAAAGTTACATAGAAAAAGAAAAATTTTTTACTAAAGGTATAGAATTAAAGTTTGATGTTTTTTCAGAAGTTCCCTACAAACAGTACAGAACAGATACGTTTGTACCTAATATGTCGGTTGTAGATGGCTTGTTTAATCAAGGAAGTAAATGGATTAATAATTATATAAAATGAAAGTAGTACAAAAAAGTGTAAACGAAGTAAGAGGGTCTGAATACAATCCTAGGCAGTTGTCTAAAAAACAGTATAAGACAATCAAGGACAGTATTGAGAAGTTCGGTTTTGCAGAACCTATTATTATCAATAAGCACAAAGGTAGAGAAGGTGTTATCATTGGTGGTCATCAACGTTTCCAGATTGCAAAGGATTTAGGATTTAATGAAGTACCTTGTGTGGAGTTAGACCTAGATTTAGAAAAAGAAAAGGAGTTAAATATCAGACTAAACAAAAACAGTGGTAGTTTTGATTTCGATATGTTGGCTAACTTGTTTGAGAAGGAGTTCTTGTTAGGTGTTGGATTTGATGAGAAGGAACTAGGGATGTTTCAAGATGAGTTTGAGGAAGAGTTCTATAGCTACGACAACACAAATGCAGAAAAGCCTATAGTGCCAAAGTTTAGTGAAAAGTATGATTGTTTAATTATTGTATCGGATAATGAAATAGATACAACGTTTATGGAAACGACATTAAATATCGAGTCGGCACAATCCTATAAAAACAGTCACAGTGGCAAGGCTATGGTAATTAATGTAGATAAATTCAGAGAACAATGGCTACAGTCGAGATAAAGATAGTGATCCCTTCACATCTACGGGCAAAAAATGTAATCACTAGGGATGCAGTAGATAATGCAATCATATGTGTACCTGAAAGTCAAAAAGAACAATACGAACAGTATAACATAGGTAGTGAGATTGTAACGCACCCAGATAGTATAAAGGGTATTACTATGAAACGTCAATGGATATATGATCACTTTAAAAACGTATTTATGATAGACGATGATGTGTCCTCAGTAAACAGGTTGTATACAGAAGTAGGCGAACCTTCAAAAATGAAACCTGACGAGGTGTACCAAGTTATACAATGGATGGGTAATGTAGCTAAGTTAATGGGTTGTTACTTGTTCGGATTCAATAAGAATGGTAATCCTGCACAGTATCAGGAGTTACGTCCGTTTCAAATGTCTGGTTTTGTAAACGCAGGTGCATTTGGACTACTAGAAGGCAGTAAACTAAAATACGACCCTGAAGTAACAGTAGCAGAAGACTATCAGATCAGTTGTGAGAATGCATTACATCATCGTAAATGTTACATAGACGGTAGATTTTCAGTAGTAGGAAAGGACACGTTTATGAATAGAGGTGGATTGTCTGAGTACAGAACAAAGTCTACCGAAAAGAATGATACATTATGGTTGCGTAAGACATACGGGGAGATAATTGATTTAAAAAAAGACACGGTTCAATCAAAACGTAAGCACGAATATATGCGTACAATGAAACCACCATTTTGATATTAAATTATTTTTTTGTACATTTGTGTAAACTTTTAATAATAACACTATGTCAAAATTCAAAATGCAAACGCAGAAAGGTTACGAGTTCTTCGAGGTATCTTCTGCATTCCAAAAATCCATACGTCGTTGTATGGAAGACGAAGCCTTGTATTGGGCAATCGAGTTATGGAACTCAAACTACAAAGAATACGTATGGAAACGTATGTTAATTATCGCATCGGAAGACGTTGGTCTTGCAGAACCCACAATGCCGCAACAAATATGGTCGCTGTACCAAATGTACACGTTCTTGGCAAAGAAAAAGGACAAACACTCTCCCGAAAAATTACACTTTGTACAGGCTGTTGTTGCACTTGCACGTTGCAAAAAATCACGTTATGTCGATATGATTTTGTGTCAAAAATTTATGTCACACGCTGACACTCATTTGGATATTCCCGAATGGGCATACGATATGCACACACGCAAAGGTCGCAGTATGGGTCGCTCAGGCAAACAAGGGATCATTCACTTCTACGAGTCGTCTGCCAAAATCAACAATGTTGGTGACGTTTTAGGGGAAGCAGAACTATACGACAAGGTAATACAAACCGAAATGGATGAGTTCGAGCCAAAACCACAACAAACAATGTTCGATGACTATGTACAGTAGCAAAGGTCCTTGGGTGTTTTATGTACAAAAGAACATCGACAGTGGTAAAACATTTGTAGAAATACAGGTTTGTAAAAAACCTAGTCAGACACAACTGTACAAGGCTTTATTAGTGCTTGTAAATTGTGATGTAGTTTACTCAGCAGGGTATCAGCATTTAGATAAATGGAGTAACGAACAAAAGTTATTAAGCAACGTATGAAAGAATTAGAAGAGTTACACGAAAAAATTAAATGGTATGATAGGTTCGTGGATTATATATATGAAGTAAATAAAAATCAGTATAACGAAGCTTGTAAATTTGCAGACAATGAAGAATAAAGAAAAGTTCTTAGAAAACTTTAAGTTATCGTTAGGTAACATTAGTATCAGTTGTGAAGCGTCTAATATATCAAGACAGACGTATTATAATTGGAGAAAGCAGGACGGTGATTTTGCAAAACAGTGCGAGGACATCGAGGAAAGAAACCTAGATCTAGCAGAAATGAAACTATTGACAGCTATCAGGGAAGGTAAGACAGCAGAGTTGTTGTTCTACTTAAAGACCAAAGGTAAAAGCAGAGGTTATGTAGAAAGACAGGAGATAACAGGCGCACAAGGACAAAAACTATTTGAGGTACGTATAATAGACACAGCAGAACAACTTGCAAGTAATACACACGAACAAAGTCTTCCGTATATTACAGAAGGACAGGAGTAAAATAGTCGTCCATCAGGGTGGTACAAGGTCGGGTAAAACCTACAATATATTGTTGTGGATTATATTCGATTATTGTCAGTTTAATAAAGGTAAAATGGTTACTATTGTACGTAAATCGTTTCCTGCTGTACGAGGTACAGTTATGAGGGACTTCTTCGATATACTTAAGCAGTACAATTTGTACAATGAGGATTTACACTCAAAAAGTAATCACGAATACCACCTTAATGGAAATGTAGTAGAGTTTATATCTTTAGATCAGCCACAAAAAATTAGGGGACGTAAACGGGATTTGTTGTTCATCAACGAAGCAAACGAATTGTTCTTTGAAGATTGGCAACAGTTAATATTTAGGACTTCCGAACAGATAGTAATTGACTACAATCCCTCAGATGAGTATCATTGGATATATGATAAGGTATTAACAAGGAATGACTGTTCATTTTATAAGACAACTTATGCAGACAATCCTTTTTTACCACGAAGTATTGTAGAAGAAATAGAAAGGCTTAAGGACACAGACGAAAACTATTGGAGAGTATACGGATTAGGTGAAAGAGGACAAAGTAGAAGTCTGGTATTCTCGTTTATAACTACAGCTAAAACACCTGAACAGGCAAGGTTGGTTAGTTATGGTTTAGACTTCGGTTTTAGTAATGATCCAACGGCACTAGTGGCTACTTATATGGATGGTGATAACTTGTATATAGAAGAACTGTTATACAGGACAGGCTTGACTAATCAAGACATAGCTAAGGAACTTGATCGGTTAGGTATAGACAGAAGGGACGAAATTTATGCAGACTCAGCAGAACCTAAAAGTATCGAGGAAATCCACAGAATGGGTTGGAATGTTAAACCTACACAGAAGGGTGCAATCAATCAAGGTATAGACTTGTTAAGAAGGTACAAGCTACACGTAAAAGATACAAGTAGTAACATAATCAAAGAGATGAGGAACTACAAGTATATAGAAGACAAAGACGGTACGCTCACTAACAAACCAATAGACAAGTATAACCACGCTTGTGATGCCCTAAGATACTCTGTGATCAATAAATTAGCACGTCCGAACTACGGTAGGTACGCAATAAGGTAAAAAAACTTAGTTTTATTTTTGGACATTACTGTAAACCTTCGTACGTTTACTATGTAATCAAAACAACACACAAATATGGGACAAGTTTTCAACATAGTTGGCTATCACCTAGAACTCCGTGATCAATACACCAATAAGTTTATCGGTTCAATGCAGTTTGACCCTGCAGACTCAGACAGACCTCACGGTTATTCGGGTCGTGGCTTACAATACTGCAAGGGTACAGCTACAAAAACAGGCAAGTCGTTCCCTGTAGACGGGTACTATGTTACGGAAATCATTCCGATATGTGGTAAAATCATTGGTGACACATTACAGGAACGTATCAATTTAATCAAGGACCACTACCAAAAACAACCCTATGGAAAACAAAGAAAAGGATAACCTCATAGTATGGAAAGACGGTACAGTTACCTATAGAAACGATCTAGGAAAAATAATAACACGCAATATGACACAGTACGAAAAAGACCTTAGCAGACCGCTAACAATAAACGACACAGTAAGTAGTAAAGGGTACTACAATTTAGTAATCAGTATACGTGATCTTAAATTATACAAAGTTGGACTAAGACCACACAGGCACTGGCGACTGAAACACGTTAAGGAATACTTCGGTGTCAAAGGTAGTGTAACCAAAATGATTACCCACTTGGAACAGTTAAGGGATAGTTAAAAAAAGTTTACAAATTTGACACTTAAAAAAAGGATTCGTATATTTATAAGGTAATCAAAAATAACACATATTATGCAATTTAGACACTTACAGCACTTCGACAAAATCAAAGAACAAGTCAATCAAGAGTATGGCGACAAAGGATCGTGTGTACTCGGTTACAAAATGTACATCAACGGTATACAGTACTTCAGCCAACCTTGGCAGGGTAGTTTATCTTGTGAAGTATTTTATGACAGGGTAACTGACTACCTTGTAGACGAAGGTTTTAACTTATCAGATATTACTTTTGACTATGGAAGACTCGACTAAGTATAACGGATGGACAAACTACCAAACTTGGGCATTAATGTTAGAGTTAGTAGGAGATGATATGGAAACCTTTTATGAATGTATAAGGGGCGCAGACTTAAACAAATCAAGTGAGTTACTTAAAACTTACATACTAGATTATACGGTAGGTAGTGAAAGATTCACAGATGAGTTCCTAGAGTTAGTTAACTATGATGAGGTAGTAGAAGCATTAGATGACTGGCACGATGAGAAGTACTGTAGCTATTGTGGTGATATCAAATACGATAATGATCACAGTGTTTGTCGAAGTAAAGAAAAAAATATGTATCTTAGTGAGTAAGTGAGTTTTTTTAAATTATTTGTTTATAACTGGGTAAGTAGGGGTAGCAGAAATGTTACCCTTTCTTTTTACTCAAAATGTACAGAAGTAAACGTTATATAAGTATGAAGGCAGAAATATTAGTACCAAGCAATCTACACGAGATCACACTTGGTCAGTATATGAAATATATCAAGTTAGATACTGAAGAGAATAAAGGCACAGCATTCCTTATGCAAAAGGCAGTAGAGATATTCTGTAACATTGATCTTAAAGACATAGCAGACATAAGATACAGAAGTCTAGTACAGATCATAGATCACTTAGATTCCCTATTTAGCAAAAAGTACGACTTCCAACCTAGATTTACTATGGAAGGTGTAGAATATGGCTTTGTACCTGTATTAGATGATCTAACGATGGGTGAGTATGTAGACTTAGATAACTACTTTAATGAATGGGACGATATGCACAAGGCTATGGCAGTCCTATATAGACCAGTTACTCATAGTAAAGGTGAGCGATACGATATAGAAGAGTACAATGGGACTGATGGTGCAGCAACATATTTAGATATGCCAGTTAGTGTTGTATTAGGAACCTTCGTTTTTTTTTTCAATTTAAGCAAAGAGTTATTGACAGTTACCCTGAGTTGTTTGGGGGAGAGGGAGGCGGAATGGATTCCGCTGCTACATTCGGAAGGAAGTGGGGTTGGTATCAAAGCCTATATGCACTCGCTCAAGGGGATGTTACAAGAATTGAACATATCACAAAGCTAGGTGTACACGAATGTTTGACAATGTTATCGTTTATGAAAGACAAGTCAGAGTTAGAAGCAAAACAAATTAAAAACAATATGCGATGAGCAATCAAGGAGTTAGGGGATATTATCAGATCACTAAAACACTAAAGGACACATTGTTAAGCGATCCTAATGTAAACACAGTTACTACAGGTGATATAACAGATGTAGACTTGTCTAAGCAGACCATATTCCCTTTGGCACACGTAATTGTAAACAACGCACAGTTTGCTACAAATCACTGGAGGCTTAATGTGTCAGTGTTATGTATGGATATAGTAGATGTATCAAAAGAAGAGGTAGCTGATATATATCAAGGGAACACAAATGAACACGACGTGCTTAACACTCAGTTAGCTGTACTGAACCTATTGTTATCTAAACTGTCAAGGGGTACGCTACATACTGATAAGTACCAGTTAGACGGAGTACCTAATTGTGAACCATTTGTAGACCGTTTTGAACATTTGTTAACAGGTTGGACGTGTACGTTTGATGTACTCATACAAAATGACATTGATATATGCGACTAAAGGAAACCAATCAAGTAATGCGGGAGTTTGGTCAATATGTGATCACACAGTCACGTAGTGCGTTAACTCGTAAGAAAAAAAATTTATCCAGTACGCTGTATAAGTCATTAGACTTCGATGTAATTGAAGCAAGCGGTAGTATCTCAACTGTATTTGAAATGGCACACTATGGTCAGTTTCAAGATCAAGGGGTTAGTGGAACAGAAAAAAAGTACAATACACCATTTAGCTACAGGAGTAAAAAGCCACCACACGGTGCAATACTAAACTGGGTTAAGGCACGTAAGATAAGATTTAGAGATAGTAAAGGTAGATTCACAAGAGGTAACTACAAATCCATAGCATTCGTAATACAAAACAGTATATACAAGAAAGGTATAAAGCCTAGCTTATTTTTTACACGTCCTTACAATCTAGGAGTAGAAAGATACGAGTCTAAAATTATTAAGGCATTTATAAACGATATAAGTAAAGATATATGAGTACAAAAATAAACGCAAGAAGTCCATTCTATATAGAAGCAATAGAACCTACAGTATCATTAGGAACATTTACCTGTACAACTGCAAATCTATTAGGTTTCGCTGTGAGTAGTGATGGAACAATTACAGACCCATCTATTGCAAAAGGCACAATATTAAGCAGAGATACAGATTCATTTGTTACAAACACAAGTGGAAGCAGTATACCAAGAACCGTTAATTACACTATCTTAATACCTACTGCCTACCCTAACGCGGATGATGCTACTATTATTTGCCCACAAACGATTGACCAACCTACTCAATCAGCACAGGAAGACCCTACACAAAATAACAACTGTCCTACATTTTCTGGAACAATCCCTGCGATTACTAACCTAGATGAAACAGGCTCAAGTATATCTTTAGGAACTTATTTCACGGCAGGTTCAGGTGCAGGAATAGAAAGATACGAAATTATTCAATCAGGAGGCTTAGGGATTACTTTTGATGAACCAACTGGGACACTGCCAAATCAAACACTGACATTTGCTACTGACAAAACTTGCGTTCAAACAAGTATAACGATAAAAGCAAAGAGTAGTGCAGATTCTTGTAGAGCAACTAGTAATACATTTACTGTTTCGGCAGAATGTCCAACGACAACACTAACTTGTACAATTGATGATGCTACCAATGATGCGATAGCATTAACAGGTGGTTCATTAGCAGGAGATGGAACTATTAACAGACCGTCATTCTCAAACGCATTAAGAATAAAACGTATTGAAGATGAAAACGATGTTGATGTAACCGATGGGTATAGCGCAAACGATACTGTAAACGACAGGGATGTGACATTGACGTTTATATTTGATGTACCAGACTCTTACACAAATGGACAAACTGAAATAGAATGTGATAAATTATTTACGCAAAGACCCGAAACATTACCACTTAACAACTTAGGTTGTAGTGATGATAGGTTGGTATTTCAAGGATTCAGAATAGCCACAACAGGTGATATAGTAGTAGGGGAATCAAAAGTACTTTATGACGGCATTGAAGCAGAGTTTACAGCAAACACTTTAGGTGTAGGTTCAGGTTCTACATTTCCTGTTGTATATAGTCCATTGGATAGAGATATAGGGGTAGACATTACAATTCCAACAGGTTATCTTGGTGTAGACAATACATTAAGCTGTACGATTCAAAGACAGCAACCGCCAATAGAAAGCGACTGTGTAACATTAATACAAGGTGGTGTTGCATTAAGAGAATACTACATAACCAGAATTGGTGTAGTAGATAAATGCGGGCATTGTGGTAGAGTAGAACAAGCGACATACCCAATATTTACTAACTTAAAAGTAGGTGGTGTAGTGTGTGATCAAGGTAATCCATTTAATGGTGGTGGATACTGGTATGTTGGATCAAGAATTCTAAACGGTACAGGTGGCGATGTTGGTACAAGTTACCAAGTAATTCAAATAGATAGGTTCGGATACATAGAGGCAGTAGAAGAAGTAAACTGTATACAAGGAGAATGTGAGCAATTTAATAACTAAGGTATGGCAATAAAAAGTGCAACAATAAAAATATATATTTACGATGGAACGGTAGGTAGTTATTCTAATGGCGACCTTAAATATACCTTATCTAAAGACAGGATAACAGGAAAGAGTAATATTGTCTTTGAAATATCAGAGTTAGTAAGGGATTACATAGAACACAACTTTAATGATGATTACCCCTGTACTACTAAATGGGTTACAGTTACTAAGGATATAGTAGATGCAGCAACAGAAGATGTGTATGCACCTATTATAGAAAACTTTGTTTTGTTAGATGGCTTTGGTAATTATGAAGATGAAATCAACCCACAGTTGTCAGATAATGCTTTGGTGAGTGCTAATGATATATACTTCCCAGAAGGTACAGCAGGGAAGCTCCCTGTGTTTGCAGAGGGTGTAGGCAAGGTTACGATTGATACAACAGACACACAAATAACAGATAGTGGTAATAGCAATCAAAAGATTCAATACATTACTATTCCTGCAGACAGTAGCACAATACAAGTATATGACACTGATGATACAACGTTACTTAAAACAGTAACCGTTCACAATATATGTGAGCCTAAATT